CACGCGGTCAATGAGGTTGGTGGACTGCTCCTCCATCAGGTCGAAGAAGACCTTGGAGTGCATCACCCACGCCACAATCCGATCCGACGCATCGCCCAGTTGCCGGAGCGTGTTCACCAGCATCTGGTTCGTGACGGTGTTCCCGCTCTCGTCCTTCACGGGCGTCCCGTCCGCATTGAGCGCAGTGACGCCGCAGAGGACCAGCGTGTTGAGGTAGTCCACCTGCATCGCCTTCGCCACCTGCTCGCCTACCGCCAGCGAGAACTCGCCGGGATCGGCCGCAATGGTGCGGAGGGAGTCCAGGGTATTGGACACGAAGTACCCACGCGCCAGCTCCGGCGCCGTCATGTCATCGGACGAGAGGCTGTCGGCCGTCTTGTCGGCCGTAGAGCCCTTGTCCCGGCGACTGATTAGGCCCTGCCCAATCGAGTCATAGAACGCCTCGCGCCGAAAATTCCCGACCGTGGGGTCCGGCTCCAGCACAATCGCGTTCTGGGACGCGGCGTTGAAGACCTCGGTGTTCTGCACCAAGGTCTCATTCATCGCCCCGTAAAACTCGTCATCGTAAATCTCGAAATTGGTGTAATCGCCAACCGCCATAACTCAGAAAGTAAATCAGTGAAAGCGTTGTGAGTGTGAAGCGGATCACTCCTCTGGCAGCTTGCTCCATTCCTCGTTCGGGTCCTTGCCCTGGTCGCGCCACTTGTCGTACATCTCAGCCCGCTCGCTGCGGCTGATTTCGGACTTCGGCTTGCGCTTGACCCCATCGCCAGGGTTGCCGTTGCCGAAGTCAGACCCGTCGTTGCGGGCCGTGTCGCGGAGGTCGCTCGGCACCTCGGAAAGCAGGTCCTCAGCAAAGGCGTCGGCCGGGTCTTGGTCGCTGGCCGTCGCGTAGGGCGTCTGCCCATCGGCACGCAGGTACGTCGGCTCCTCGCCGCTCGTATCTACGCGGTCGCGGGCGTCGTCCACCAGCTTCTCAGCCACCCACTCGCTTGCCACCTCGCCTTGGATGCGCTGCTGAATCTTCGACAACGCCCGTTCTTCGTTGAGGCTGCGGAGGCGGGAATCCTTCTGCTCCAGCTTCTCCTTCAGCGGCTGGAGTTCGTTTTCCTCCCACTGCTGCCGGAGGCTTTCGGCGTCGGGCGTCTCTTCGCGGAGCTGCTGCAACTCTTCTTCTCGGGCCTCTAGCTTGTCCTCCAGCTCACTCTTTTGCTCCCGCAAGCGATCACGCTCCCCGTTTAGCTTGCCCATGCCCTTATCGTGTCCTCGGTCATAGGCAACCTGAAAAACTGGTTGCGCGTGCTCTTGCAGGGCCTCAGCGGCTGTCTCTTCTGAGTCAAACGACTCACGAAGCGTGTTAAGGGCCTCTTGCTGCTCATCAGAGAGATCCATATGTAAAGATCGTAGTTGCGGATTACACCGAAAACAGCCTACTTACGGCGTAGGCGAAGCCGGAAACAGCCCGCTCGCGGCGCGGGCGAAGCCGAAAATAGAAAAGGCGGCCCGCCCCATCGCTGGGGTGAGCCGCCGAGTCTATGCTACAAGGCGTGTGCGACCGAAAGGGTCGCAGTTGAATGTCGGTGCGCCTACAGCTTCGGCGCGTCTATGTCGTCAATGCACACACGCAGGTGCGTGTTTCGTCAGTATTGCACGCTCGACAACCGCCGGTTCTCAAAGTACACGTAAGCGCGGTCATACTGCCCAATGTGGTACACAAACTGCGCCCGCTCATACCCCTGCCCCTCCGACCGGTTGATGTCATTGGGCTTCCCGATCCGCTCGACCACCTGCATCTCCGTCATGCCGACTTGGAGGTCTGCCACCTTGTCTTTCGTAACGCGGGTCCCGGCGCAGCCAATGAGCAAAAGGGCGAGACTGGCAATGGCGAAACGGCGTAGCAGCATGGCGTTGTTGGGTATTGGTCAGCAGAACCGAAATGTCTCCCCCGCTGTGGTCTAGGTCTACGCCTCACGCGCTGGGAGTGTTACACTACGCCTCTTCGATCTCCCCCAAGTCTATTGGTCGGGCACGCAAGACACGCTCCCCGTCATCCTGCACGCCGTAGAGCTGCACACGCTCCCCGCCAAGCGCACGGCGGGCCACCTCAAGGGCAAGGGCTACCTGTTCCTTCGTCGGCTCTGGCAGTCGTTCCTTCGTCGGCTCTGGCAGTCGTTCGCTCATCCTCTCGGGGTGTTGTGAACCTCTTGCGTAACTTCATTCACCAGCTCTTGCATACGCTCAACGTGCCGGTCTGTAACCGTGCGCCCGTCTGCCGGCATTCGCTGGGCTACGTCTTCAAGCACGGCCCGCACTGCATCCTCGTCTACGTCCGGTGTGGAAGGCGTGTCAATTGGGTCGCTGCCCCACTCGTCAGGGTCCAGCGTCCGAGCCGTCACTCGGCACTCGCAATTGGGGTGCGGGTGGCTCGGAACGTGTGTCGGTTTGTAGAGCCCCGGTCCCAGCCCATGCGCGTTTTGTGAGGCCAGGAAGTCGCATGAATCCGGTGAGCTGTCAAGAGAGCCGTGCCGAGAGGAGACCGTCCAACTGACGGCGTTTACGGCGGGGCTCTGGACCGCTAGGTCTTTGGCAACCTCATCCATCACGCGAGGCAGCCGGTCGGTTCCGTGCGCCTTGATGCGCTCGAACAGTTCGGGGTTGCGGGCGGCCAAGTCCTGCGGGTCGATCTCTTCGAGGATGCCCCGAATGTCGGGACTGCCCATCGTTTTTGTGTTCTGAAACACGTCGGCCGCCTCATCCAGCAGTGCATCGGTGTCGATGTCGTCAAGGTCGATGCCGCGCCGGGCGAGCATTTGCTTCACCTCGTCATCTCCACGGGCAAGCACTTGGGCGGTCGCCTTTGCGTAGCTGTCCTCGTCTACGTACTTCCGGATGTATTTGAGGTCCTGCTTGTAGTAGCTCACCTCCTCCTCTAGCGAGGACCGCACGAAGTCCTCAATGTCCCCGTCAAAAGGCGCACGGGCGTTCACGTCGGTGCCAGAAGCGTCGGGCGACCAGTCGGGCAGGTCAGACGCGGCGACCCCTGCGGCTGACGCTGCGGCCTCGTAGCCCCGCTCGTGGGCATCTTCTACGCGGCGCCGCGCTTCGTCATCAGCCTCACGAATGGCCTCGATGGACGCGGCCTCAAGCTCTTGCAGCCCCTCCTCGACGCGCTGCTCAGTGTCCTCTACGCCGCCCGCCTGGGCAACGAACTCCAGAAAGTCCGCATAGATCGCCTGGAAGCGCTCAAAGAGGCTGCCCTTCAGGCCGTCTGGGTCGCGGAGGGCATCTCGAAAGACCTCCTGCAGCGGCTCGTTGTATGGGTCGTCTAGCTCTTCAGGCATGTGCAGTTACGTTACTGAGAAATCCCAAACCCGCCGGCAGATGCACGCTGCGAGCGGCGCCCCTCCTGGTCCTCGACCGCATCTTGCACGCCCTCTTCGTCGTAGTCCACCCCGAGCAGGTCATGAACGGCCGCCGCCACGTTTGCCTTCGTCTCTTCGGTGGCAGGGATGCTGTTCGCGCCGAAGTATGTCTTGACTAGTTTGTCAGCCTTCGTCTCGGCATCGATCGGCTTAAAGTCCCGGCTCCGCTCCACCTGTGCCTCCGTCCACGACGACGGATTCTGCGGCTCTTCGATCTGGTGGATGAGACTGTAGATGTCGTTCTCAATCTCGTCCATCGCCGTCGCCAGCACGGACAAGAAGGAGAACCGCCCCGAAGACTGGTCTTGCATGATCTCGGTGGCGGTCTTCTGCTGCGCGGAATCCTCGTAGGACTGGAGGGCCGTCACGTAGAAGTCTTTCACCTCCTGCTTGTAAATCTCGTAGGCGGCTTGGAAGACGGCCGAATCCGGCGCGATGTACTGGGCCGGAAACGTCAGGAAGTTCTCTCCCTCTGCCAGCGCCTCCGACGCGAGTTCGTAGTCTTCACGGGCAAGCGGCTCGTCCTGCGGGGCCAGCTTTGAGAACGAGGTGCGGCGGATGGCCCACCGGAGGTCACTTAGCAAGTTGTAGAGGTAGCGGGCATCCTTCGCCATGCGGTAGCCGACCGGCTCCTCAAGCCCGAGGTCAACATAGCCGATAGGAAGCCGCCTTTCGTCTCGGTCGGCCGTCTGGTAGAACGGGAACTCCCACTCGCCCTCCCCAATCACAACAGGATCGCCGTCCTCTTCTCGGTAGCGCGTCCACCCGTCCGGGCGATACCGAATGAACGTCTCACCACCTTGCGTCTCATCTTCGATCGACGTGCGCGGGTCACGGCGCTCCTTCACCAGCACATCTGCCAGGCGGCCGCTCTGCGTAACCCAGTTGACAACCCGCTTCTCAGGGATCAAGTTGACCGTTGCAAGGTCGCTATCCCCAGAGGGCGGGTCCACCAAGTACCACTGCCGGTGGCTCGTGACAAGCGTATCTGCGACGTTCTGAAGCAGTTGCTTCAGCCCTGTGCCTTTTCCGTCGGCATCCTGAAAGTAGCGGCTCATCTGCGTGTCGTCGTCCTCGGGGCTGCCCAGCGTGTCGCCCCACTGCCGGCTTGCCTTCTTGTCGGACTGCATCAGGCTTCCAACGAACGAGGTCACGATGCGCCCCATGTGGCGGGGATACCGGCTCACATAGACGCGCTCCCGGTAGGCTTGCATCGTCTCCCCCTGCGAGCGGCGCTGCAAGTGCAGGTCGCCCGCGTCGATGCGCGTGCCCCGGTCCTTGCGGGCCGCCTCTTCGGCCTTCTCCTGCACCTCGCCCGTGCGGTACAGGTGGGCAAAGGTGGAGCGGTCACGCCGCTCTTCGTATTGGGGATGCCGAAACGTGAGGAAACTCATAGCGTGACTGTTTCGCCTGAAAAGACTCGATTGCTGTCGCTCAACATCAACTCCGTCAACCCCCACACCAAGGCATCCACCCGGTCCGGCGATTCATTACTCTCGGCCGGGTCCCAGGTGGTCATCTGCGTTTCTAATTCGTCAAAGCGCCCCGCGTGGCTCACCTTGCCCTGCTCGTAGAGCGCGGCGACGGGCTCGGCCCGCTGCTGCTTGCCGCGGCTGGCATTGATGACGTCCACGGGCAAGTTGCGGTCGGCCGTGCGAAGCGTCGATTCTACCATGTCCCCGCCGAAGTTGCGCTCTGCCACCACACGATCCGCAGAGAGGTCGTTGTAGACGTTCACAACGGCATCGGCCCAGGCGTTGGGGCTACCCTTCATGCTCGCGTCTCGCAGCACGTAGGCCCGCTCGCCCGCCTTGCCCACGGCGACGATGCCCACCTCGTCAGGGCCGCCGCCCGCCGGGTCTACGCCGACCACGATGCGGTCTAAGGATTCGGGCGCCTCCTCTCGGCCGATGTGGTCCCAACTCCAAAGGGCGCCCTCCGCTTCGATGAACTCCCCGCCGAGCTCCTGCCGCCTGAACTTCTCAGTGTATTGCTCCTCAAGCGACTGGATGTAGTCATCCGGCAGGTGCGGGTTGTCCCGCGTAGAGGCGCGTACCGTTTCGTGCTCCTCGCCGGGATTATCGACAAATCTGTTGTAGACCCAATTGTGACCCTTCGGCGTCGTGGTGAGCCACGCCCGCCCTGGATCAAGGCGCAGGCGGCCGAGCAGGATGTCCCACGTCTCCTCGTCAATCAGCGCCGCCTCGTCCACCCAGCACCAGCCGAGGTTCATCCCCCGCAGGCGTTCGGGCTTGTCGGCAGACCGAAACAGAATCCGGTTCCCGTTGCCCATGTCAGCGTACAGGTCGGCCTTGTTGAGCGTCTCGATGCCGTCCTCAGCCAGTTCCCGAAAGGTCGGCAAGACCACATCCTTCAACATGGGATACGTCGGCGCCACAATCGCGCCCCGTTCGGCCTGCTGACACGCCACGAGAGACGCGAGCACGCCCGCATACGTCTTGCCACTGCCTACCCCTGCCACGAACGCCCTATACCTCGCAGGCGAGCGCAGGAACTCGTATTGGGGGCCGGTGGCGGTAATCTCAATCATCGCCCGGTGGATGAATCTGGACCATGAAGCCGCCGCTGTGGTCTACCTCTTGGCGGTTCGTGAATTTGTCGCCCACCTCCTTCGCAGCCTGCTTCAGCATCCTCGCGGCCTTCTCGTTGTTGTCCTGCTCTTTGGCCCGTTCATACAGCGTCGTAAGCTCCCGCAGGCGCACCGCCCGGTGGCTGAGGGCGATGGTGTCGAGGTCGTTCAGGAACGCCTCTCGCGTCTCTTGAAACAGCTCTTCCCACTTGTCGGCCGTGTCCTTGGCGCGGGTCGGGTCGTAGTGGTGGACCTGATTCGGCGTCACGTCCTTCTCAAACTCCGCAGAGGCCCATTCGGCAACCTCCGTGGGCGACTCGAAGCACGCGAGCCGCTGGACAATCTCCCGCCGTTCTGGGTCTCTGAGAGAGGCCATAGTTCAAGTCAACAGCCGACCACGCCGGGACGTGGACTTGGCTGTCTGTCTCCATTGTCCAGTACACCGCGTAGGCGATGGGCGCAAGCACGGCCCCGAGCCACGGGTACAGCAAAGACCCCGTCACGCTGGACAGGTAACCCATCATCGCCGTCGTGTCCAGGCGCTGCGTATAGTCGCTGTAGACGGCGTGGTAGGCACCAGAGGCAAGCGCAAGCGCCGTACCTGTCAGGGCGACCGTGAGGGCGGCTGTGAGGCTCTGTGCGCCTATCGCGGCGAGCGGGTAAGCGAGGTTGCTCCACACCACGTCGTCGTCGTGGTCGCCCTGCACGTAGGCGTTGTATGTGCGCTCTAGGACCGTCATGATTGCACGAAAATCCGTTCCTTGTTGGTGATCTCCGTGTTGCCAAGCGTGCCCGTCACCTCCACCTCCAAGTCCCAGGACCCGCCCTGGTCAAAAAGCGGGCGCAGCACGAAGTCGTTTCCGTTCGGGGTGAAGTCGGCCTTGCTGAAGGTCTTTTCACTCCCGTCTGGAGCCGTGAGGGTCACGTCTAGCGATTGCGGGTCGATGGCCGCGCCGCTGTCGTCCTTTGGCGTGACCACGAGCCGCTTGTTTTCCCCGGCGTCGATATGGCCGTCCTCAAACTCGGTCGTAACTGGCATTACGCAATCGGGTCACTTGGGGCAGTGTACGAGAGAGATTGCAACTCCACGTCCTGCCCGGAGTTGATGCTGGTGTTGTCAATCGTCACGTCATCGCCGGAGGCGGTGCCCACCACGAGGCCCGTGATCTCCTCCTGGGTGCCCCCAACCAAACGAGCATCGGCGGCGGTGCCTGTGGTCGAGGCC